GGCGTTGCTGCTGACGATTTCGTAAGACCGGCGCCCCTGGTTATCCGCCGCCTCCTGCCGAGACAGCGACGCAACCACCCCGATCGAGCCGACCGACGCAGAACGATCCATCACGATCTCGCCAAATTGACTGCAGAGCCAGTAAGCCGCCGATGCACAGTTGCCGGTGACAAAGGCGGTGATCGGCTTTGTGGTGGCGCGCAGCGTTTCAGCCGCCTCTCCGAGGCCGGAAACCACGCCGCCCGGGCTATCCACCACCACGACTATCCGATGCACATCACTCGACGCCTGCGCCACGCGGATGTCCCGCATAAAGGCGTTCAAGGAAGTTCCGTCGGAAGAAGCGTTGATCATCGAGGCTCGGGGAAAGATCGGTCCGAACATCGGCACTACCGCAGATCCATCGCGGATCGTGCTCATGCCCGCTCCCTCGAGCCGCGTCCCGACCGCAGCGACGGCCGACAAATTGGCCTCGAGGCGCGGAATGTGACCATCCTGCGCGATCCGCTTCAGCACATCCTCATCAAGGGCGCGCAGCGCGATGGCTTCGATCGCATCGAGGTAATCTGGCATGATCGCCCAGGGCTGCGCCCGAATGGCCGCAACCAGCGCCGTCAATTCCTGTTTCATGATTGGTCTCCGCTGGTGTCTTCGGTGCTGCCCGGCGCCGCAGATGCTCCCGCAACTTGCATGTTCGCCGGCATCCAGTAGTCCGTCCCCGCATTGCCTTCGATGTTGGGAAGGTTCTCGTAGCTGCGCAGTTCGTTGCCGTTCACCATGCCCATCTGGCGTTGCAGCCAATAAGCCTCCATCCTGCTCTTCAGGTCGCCTCTGACCAGCTGGGCAGTAACGTGTTCAAAGTAATACCCGACCTTGGCAAAGGCCTTAGTCGCGGCCTGGGCAACCCGCGTGTAATGCGGGCCCAGGTGATAGATGACGAACTCGAGGCTTTGCTGCTCAATGTTTCCGAAGGTGGCGCGCGACAGATCAAAGATCAGATGCGGCGGCACACCCCAAATCCGGGCGAGATCGACCACTTGAAACTGTCGCGTTTCCAGATATTGGCTGGATTTCAAATCATGAGCCAAGAACTCGGCCTTTAGATCTTGATCGAGGACAGCAACCATATCGGCGTCCGGACCCGAATACATTTGGGTCCAGTCGGTCTTGATCCGATCCTTATCTGTGGGCCCAATGGCTTTCTCGCTGGTCAGCACCGTCGAAGGGCGCCCGCCCTTGTTCCAGAACCGGGCTGCGTGATCCGCTGTCGCAATCGCGCCGCCCAAAGCATCGCGGGCGTATTGCACTGGGTTGAGACCCTGAATTCCGTCCCGAGAAAACCCGCCAACGTGAAAGATATCGCGCGCCGGGAAACGCTCATGGCTTCCATCCGGCAAGGTCGCATCGAAAAACAGGATCGTTCCTTCAGCGCGATCGAAGTATTCGACCGGCTGGCAATGGCCGGGTTTTAACCGGGTCACCGCCTTCACCTCCCCGCGAAAATCCCGGCTGACATAGCCGTAGAAATTCCCGGTCAACAGGATGTCCGCCAACAAGAGCTCGAAGAAGGCATAGGCGGTCTGGTGGCTGTTGGGGCCCAGCCGGAACAGCTGCGCAGCTGGATTGCCCTCGGCCGACATCCGCCCCCTGTCGGTCTTATGGTAGAAGTGCAGCGGCGTCATCGCAAAGACGCCAGTCAGGATACGAAGCGCTTGCAAGGTCGCCGGAATGGTCAAGGCGGTGGTTTCGCTAACTGGAACACCAGCTTTTGATCGACCGCCTGCGGCGACAAAACCCCTCCATTGACGTTCGCTCGAAACCGAGGTGTCTGAAGCGGCAGACACCGGGGGTTCAGCGCGCACGGCTGGTTCAGCCAGCGTCGCCGCTGGCCGAAGGAAATCAAAAATTCCCATTCTCACATCCCGTTGTAAACGAAGGTCTTGGACCCCGCCGCAACCGGATTGCGGCTCATCAAGGTAAAGGCGTTCATGCCGGCAATCAGCGGGTCGATCTTGGCCCTCCCCGCGGCCTCTTTGGTCATCCGCACGGCAGAACCGCGCTGTTCAACCTTGGCGTTGCCAAGCACCCACTCCATCATCGGTTGCCCGCTGTGCAACAGCGTGCCGTCTTTCAGCTTCCGCTCCATGCCCCAGATCGCCGGTGACAGGCGCCAGTCTTGACCGATGTTGCGCAGCTGATCTTCCGCGACACCGATCGACATCAATTCTTCGAGGATCGCGTAGACCTGCACCGTATCCAGCCCGATTGCGGCCTCATCCGGCAGCAACTGCGCCTCGAGAAGCTTGCCAACAATCCGCGCTGCGCCCTCGATATCGCCCGTTGGCTCGTCCTCACCCAGTAGAATAAGATCGCCAGCCTTGGCGAAATCACCTAGACGCGACGCAATCTCCTTACGCACCCGCAGCACTTCTGGATGCGCCCAGGCGTGGAACCACATCAACCAATTTTTGGTCTCGATCTCCCGCCCGACCACGGCCAGCCCAAACAGGTCA